TGAACGACACCCGCCAGGAGGTCACGCCGGTTCCGCAGATCATCGCCGCGCCTTCGGTGATGGTTGCCGATCCGATGGACTGGCGGTATCAGGTGATCCAGTCGTGGCTGACCGCGGGGGACGCGTGGGGTCTGGTGACCCAACACACTGCCGACTACCGGTTCCCGACCCGGATCGAGCTCCGCAACGCCGATTGCATCCGCGCCCAACTCGACGGCGACAAGGTCAGGCTGTTCGTCGACAACGTCGAGCACCAACTGTGGCCGTTGGGGGACCTGTGGCACGCCCCCGCCTACACGGTCGCCGGCAGCCTGTTCGGGTTGTCGCCGGTCGAGTACCACAAGGCGACGATCGGCAAAGGGCTCGCCGCCGAGAAGTACGGGTTGCAGTTCTTCACCGATGGCGCGCATCCGTCAGGGATTTGGCGGCTCCCCGGGCAGCCGGACGACAAGGTGATCCAAGGGTTCAAGGAGAAGGTGCGGCAGTTGACGCGCGGGAACCGGGAGGACCTGGTCACCGGCAAAGAGACCGAGTACACGCAACTGCAGACCAACCCGTCTGACTCGCAGTTCCTCGAGACCGAGGAATGGGCGGGGGTGCAGATCTGCTCGATCTTCCGTGAGGACCCCGTCGATCACGGGTTGTCGGCGAAGGGGTCGGTGACGTACGCGAACCGGTCGGACGCTGATCTGGCCCGGTTGAAGCGCCGCCAGTTCTGGGTGACGAAGTTGCAGAACGTCCTGACGTCGTTCCTGCCGCGCCCGCAGGTCGTCAAGTTGAACGTGTCGGCGTCGCTGATGATGACCGACATGGAGCGCCACGAGCTCCATCAGCTCCGGTTGAACTCGAAGACGACGACCGTGAACGAGGTCCGCAAGATCGAGGACGAGAAGCCGTTCGACGACGAGGAGTTCAACAAGCCAGGCGTGCCAGGCGGGATCACCCCGATCCCACCAAAGGCGACCACCCCGACGAAAGGGGCGACATGACCTTCCCCGTTGACAACCTGGTCCGCGCCATCGCGCCCGGCAACGCGTCGCTCCGCGCCACAGAGGACGGGGGCAGCGGTCGGACCCTGTTCGGTCACGCCGCCGTGTTCAACCGGTGGACGAAGATCGATTCCTGGTACGAGGGCACGTTCATGGAACGCAACGCCCCCGGCGCCTACAAGGCGTCGATCGCCGCCGGTGGCATCAAGATCATGTACGCCCACGGGCGCGACCCGTCGATCGGCGAGAAGCTGCTCGGCGCCCCTGACGTGATGCGCGAGGACAAGGTCGGGCTCTACTACGAGTCGGAACTGTTCGACGTCGGCTACGTCAACGACCTGATCCCCGCCATCCGCGCCGGCCAACTCGGTGCGTCATACCGGTTCACCGTCGATGCCGAATCGATCGTGCAGCCAAAGAAGGCCACCGAGCACAACCCGGAGATGCTGCCCGAGCGCACCATCGAGGCCGCGACCGTGTTCGAGGTGGGCCCGTGCGTTTGGGGCGCCTACCCGGACGCCACCTCCGGTGTCCGCTCCGCGACAGACGAATGGATCGAACACCTGCTGAACGATCCCGACGTGATGGCCCGGTTCATCAAACGGACCGGCCCCAACGCGGCATCCAAGTTCCTCGCCTCGCTGCCGGGAGACTCCCGCAGTAAGGCATCCGCAAGCACTGGGCCCGGAGACTCCGGCACGGGGCAGGCACACGTCGGCAAATCGTCGGCGCTCCTACGAACCCTCATCTCCGAGGCGTTCGCCTGACTCCCTGAAAGGGGAAACCATGTTTCCTGACCTGATCCGCAAGGCGATCGCCGCGCTCGACGAAGAGCGCGCCGCGCTCAAGGCCGAGTCCGACACGATCGCCACAACCATCACCGCTGAGGCGCGTTCCACGAACGAGACCGAGGACAAGCGCCTCGACGAGATCCTGGCCCGCAACGCCGAGATCAAGACCGAGCGCGAAGCCAAGTTGGCCCGACTCGCCGAACTCGAAGACCTCGCCGCCGAGCGTGCCGCTGTCCCCACCGCCCCGAACTTCATCAAGAAGGAAGCGCCGACCGGCGACGACTTCCGCACGATGAACACCGGCCAGCTCGTCGACTCGGCCACCAAGGCGATCGAGGGCCGCGGCATCGACCCGACCCACGCCCGCACGCTGCTCAAGCGCCACGGCGCCGACCGGGACTGGCTCCTCAACCTGGCGGTCCGCTCCACCGACGTGTACGCGTCGGGTTGGGCGAAGCTGATGACCGGTCGCGAAGCGTTCTGGTCGCCGGAAGAGCGCGCCGCGGTCGCTGTCGGCACGAACAGCCAGGGCGGCTACCTCGTCCCCACCCATCTCGACCCGACTCTGATCATCACGAACTCGGGTACGTCGAACGCGATCCGTGCTCTGGCCCGGGTCGTCACCCTCGGTCGCGAGAAGACGTGGAACGGTGTCTCGACCGCCGGCTCCGACTTCTCGTGGGACGGCGAAATCGTCGAGGTGTCGGACGACTCACCGACCTTCGCCCAGCCGACGATCCCCACGTTCGTCGGTGCCGGGTTCATCCAGGCGTCGTACGAGGCATTCGACGACATCGAAGGTCTCGCGTCGGACGTGATGATGCTGTTCTCCGATGGCCGCGACCGTCTCGAGGGCACCGCCCACGCGACCGGCAACGGCACGTCGGCACCGAAGGGCATCTTCACCGCCTGTGACGCGAACACCAACGTCGAGGTCACCTCCGGCACCGCCGCCTCGATCGCGCTCGTCGACCTCCAAGGTCTGCGCCGTGCGGTCCCGGTCCGCTACCGGAACAAGTCGACGTGGGTGATGAACCCGGTCTACGCCGACGCGATCAAGGGCCTCGGCACGGCCCTGTCCGCGTCGTACTCGACGGACATCACGCAGGCCAACTCGGATCGGCTCCTCGGCTCCCGGCTCGTGGAGACCGACGACGCACCGTCGACGCAGACCACCACGGTCCGCGACAACGAGATCGTCATCGGCGACTTCTCGCAGTACGTGATCGTGGACAAGCCGGGATCGACCACGTTGGACTACATCCCGAACCTGTTCAACACGACCACCAACCTGCCCGACGGCCGTCGCGGCTGGTACATGCGGTTCCGCTCGGGCGCCGACGTGACCAACATCCTCGCCTTCCGTCTCCTCCAGGACCGCACGTCGGCGTAGCGTAAGTCTGGCGTAGACATACGCTAGACTTATTGGATGACCCGATGCTCAATCCCTGAATGCCCGTTGCCCGCTGCCAGTCGCGGGTGGTGCGTCAAGCACTACACGCGCTGGCAGCGGCACGGCGACCCGCTCACCATCACCCGCTCGGCTCCGACGACGGACACAGCGGCAGAGAAGTTCTGCCCACGGTGCCACACGGTCAAGCCGATCGATCAGTACAAGCGGCGTCCCAACGGGAAACCGAAGGGCTACTGCATCGAGTGTGAGGCGAAGTACCAGGCCGACCACGCCTCAACCGAGGCCGGCCGAGAGATGCGCCGTGGCGCACGAGCGAAGTGGAACGAAGGCAATCACGGCTACTTCCTCGACTACCGCTACGGCATCACCATCGAGGACTACAACCGGATGCTTTCCGAGCAGAACGGTGCGTGCGCCATCTGCGGGACCGACAAGCCAGGCGGCAAAGCGAAGGTCTGGTCCGTCGACCATTGCCACTCCACGAACAGAGTCCGAGGCCTCCTGTGCCATCGCTGCAACATGGGCCTCGGCTACTTCAAAGACGATCTTGATCGATTGAGGAACGCGATCGCGTATCTCTCCAAGTTCGACGGTCCCTGATTCGCAGGGGTCAGGGGCCGTCGTTAAACCCCTGCACCCTGCACAGGAGAACCAATGTCCATCACCCGCGTGAAGCCAGAGGTCTGCTCTGTCGTGTTCGTTGACGGCATCGCTGTGTCGTTGACGTCAGGATTGGAGTTCGACACCAATGACCAGGTCGTGAAAGAGCACCCGTGGGCGTTCGAGGAGGACGCCGACGCTGTTCGGGCACCGAAGCAGCGGCGCACCTCGGTTGAAGTTGCTACCGCTGTGCCAGGAGAGAAGCGCAACCGGTGAGCGTCCTACTGTTCGCTGGGCAGAGCTACGACTGCAATGGCGGCTGGTACGACCTGATCGGCGAGTTCAAGACGGTCGCGGCTGCCCGCAAGCACATCGACTCGACCCGGACGTGTACGGTTGTCAAGGCCACCACCGGGACGTACCACATGTCGCAGGTGACTTCGACGAGTTCGTCAGTTCAGGACAAGCCTTTGGAGCGCAAGGTCGGTGACCGTGTCGGTTCTGGGACGATTCTCGCCATCGATGGCGATGTGATGACTGTGCGCTACCCGCGGCGTGTCGACATCACGTGGGCGTTCGACTGGGCGCACATCGTCGAGGACGGAGCCATGCGTCAGAGATGGTCGGATGGTGTGTGGGAAGACGCCACCGAGGACGCGGCATGATCTCTGGGGCGGTGTCCGTTGGGTACCTGCACCCCGGCAGTGTCCGCACCTGCTTCGCGAACTCGCTGAAACACCTCCTGTTCTTCGACGCGTCGGGGCCGTGCCGGATCGTCGGGCACGACTTCGGTGAGATGGGCGCGAACACGCCACCCACCGGGATCGTCGAAGGCCGCAATCGGTTCGCCAAACTGATGTGTGACCATTCCGAAGCGGAGTGGCTGTTCATGGTCGATTCGGACATGGCGTTCGAGGCCGACATCGTGGACCAGCTCATCGCCGTGGCCGACCCCGACACCCGGCCCGTCCTCGGCGGGTTGGCGTTCGCCCACAAGACCGATGGCGCCGCCACGCTCGGCGGGATCAGGTATCGGGCCTGCCCGACCCTGTACCGCTGGTTTGAGGACGACCGCGAGGTCGGGTTCGTCCCCATGTTCGACTACCCGCGCGGTGAGCTCGTCGAAGTGTCCGCCACCGGTGGCGCCTGCCTGCTGATTCACCGCACCGTGTTCGAGAAGATGCGCGCCAAGTTCGGTGACGTCTGGTTCGACCCGGTGAACCACCCGAAGCACAAGACCCACTTCTCTGAGGATCTGTCGTTCTGTCTGCGTCTCGCAGCGTGCGACATCCCGCTCTTCGTCCACACCGGCATCAAGACCGGCCACGACAAAGGGTCGCAGTTCCTCGACGAAGCGTTCTACGACGACCAGCGATCCAAGGGGCCGACCGCCGGGACGATAGACGTGATCATCCCCACCTACCAGCGTCCACATCGCCTCGCCGAACTCCACGCGAACATCACCGCGAACACGGTCAACGAGCATCAGGTCGTGTTCGTCGTCGAGGAAGACGACGAAGAATCGATCAAGGCCGTGCGCGACCTCGGGCTCGAGCCGGTGATCAACGAACGGACCCGGAACTACGCCGGCGCCGTGAACACCGCCTACCTCCAGTCACGCGCTGATTGGGTGTTCTGCGGTGCGGACGACCTGACGTTCCACCCGGCGTGGGATGTCGAATGCCTCACGTCGGTCGGTGACTGGTTTCCGGTGATCGGCACCAACGACCTGCTGAACCATCGGGTCCTGTCCGGGGTCCACGCCACGCACGCTCTCGTCAATCGCCGCTACCTCGATGAGGTCGGGGGGGTCGCGGACGAGGGGCCGAATTCGTTCCTGTTCGAGGGGTACGACCACAACTTCGTCGACACCGAGTTCATCAACACCGCGAAGATGCGCGGCAGATTCCGTCCGTGCCTCACCGCCGTGGTGGAGCACATGCACTACCTGAACGGCAAAGCCCCGCACGACGCCACCTACGAACGGTCGATGAAGGAATGGGACGCCGACGAAGCCCTGTACGCGTCGCGGGTGGCGGTGTGGGCGTGTTGACCGTCTGCATCCCCACCATCCCGGGCCGCGAATCGGTCCTGTCACGACTCCTGTGGACGTTGGCGCCACAGAACGTCAACGTCATCGTCGCCGGCGGGTCGGGTCCGATGGGTGACAAACTCAACGCCTGCTTCCAAGCGGCGATCACATCACATGTCGTCGCGGTCGACGACGACGACCTAATCACCCCGGACTATGCCGACTGGCTGCCCCCGACCGATGTCGATTTCGTCGGCTACCGGATTGTGTGGCTCGAGGACGGCCGCTACATGGGATCGGTCGCCCACCGCGGCGACGGCGACCCCGGATGGTCCGGGATGGACCGGGGCGTCTCACCGAAATGCCCGGTCGCCACCGACCTCGCCCGATCCGTGGCGTTCGGGAACGACTACACCGCCGACCGGGACTGGTCCGCCAAGGTCCAAGCGGGTGTCTCCTCGCATCTGTTCATCGACCGGCACATGTACTTCTACGACCATTGGGACCGACACATGGCCGGCACCGCCCGCGAACACGGGCTCACTGGTAGGCCGCAGCGCGACGTCGGGGTATGGCCCTATGACCGGGATCGGTTCACGTGGCTGTGAGGTCCGTTGTCCTGGGTGCCGGCGGGTTCATCGGCGCCAACCTCCAGCACCGCCTGATCGAGCTCGGCGACGAAATCACCGGGTTCGACATCAACATGCCACGATTCCGGCAGAACACGTTCATCGGGATCGATGCGCCCTCCTGCATCATCGGCGCAGACCTCCGCAACCTGGACGCCGTCCACAAAGCGTTCCGGGGCGCGGACCGCGTGTTCCACCTCGCCGCAGACATGGGTGGCGTCGGCTACTTCCACTCCGACGCCGACCTGCTCGCATCCCTCGACAACGGGCTGATCACAGCGAACGTGATGCGTGTCGCCGCCGACACTGGCACCCCGACGTTCTACGCATCATCCGCGTGCGCCTATCCGACCGAGCTGATGATGACCGAAGGCGCCCCGCCACTGTTCACCGAGGACATGGTCGGTCACGGCACCCCTGACGCCCTGTACGGCGCCGAGAAGCTGCACGGGCTCCGCATCGCCGCCAAGATCCCCAACGTCCGTGTCGGCATCCTCGACACCGTCTACGGCCCCCTGCAAGAGCATGAGGGGCGCCGCATGAAGTTCCCCGCCGCAGTGACTACCAAGGCTCTCGCGGCCCGTCAGACCGGTCGCCTTGAACTGTGGGGCGACGGCTCACAGATGCGCTGCTACCTGTACGTGGACGACGCCATCGACCGCATCATGCGGATCATGGACGCCGACCACTACGCCGGCCCGGTGAACGTCGCCGGGAGCGGGGCGGTCACCTGCCGTGACGTGGCGGAGATGGTGCTCGACATCGTCGGCGCCGACGCCGACATCGTCACGAATCCCGCCGAGCCGTCCGGCGCGCTCGCCCGCGAATGCGATTCCACCAAGTTCCGCCGCCTCTACGGGCCCACCACCGAGACGTCGCTGCGGGACGGGTTCACCAAGTTCGCCGAATGGCTGGAAGGGGGACCATGACATACCCAAGGACCCTCGCTGGTGTCGCAACCACGATGTCGTGGCAGCCGCTCGGTTCCGACGGCGAAACCGCTACCGCCGATCCCGGCACGGTCACGGTCGGCATTGTCCGCTCCGATGGCACAGACGTCGTGGCCGCCGGCTCCGCAACCACCGGGACCACCACAGCCCCACGAGTGTCACCGGTGCTGACTGTCGCTGACATGGCGACCCCCGACCTGCTGACAGCCACCTGGAAGGTCAGCGCGACGACCGTGGCGACCACCCATTTGGAGATCGTCGGCGGTGTGTACTTCACCATCCCCGAACTCCGCGACGCCGAGAGGGAACTCGCTGACTCCTCGAACCCGACGACTGCCGCGCTGGTCACGATCCGCACCGAAGTGGAGACGTCGTTTGAATCATGGACGAACCTCGCGATGGTGCCCCGCTTCACGGTCGCGAAGGTCACCGGGTACGGGATGCTCGCGACTGGACTGTTCTACCCTCGGTCTCTGCGGTGGGCACGCCGCGTTGAATCCGACGGGACGACCACCGCTCTGACCGCAGCCGACCTAGCGCAGGTCCGCTTGAACGACTCGGGGGTACTTGTCTGGCCGGGCTGGTGCGGGCAGTACGAACTCGGGATCGAGCACGGCTTGTCGGCGCCACCCCCGGACGGGAAACGGATGGCGTTGCTGTACGCCCGCATCGCCGCCCTGAGGGCCGTCCGTGGGATCTCCCACGCAGCCCAGTCGTACACGACCCCAGACGGCCAGGTGGTGTCGTACGACCCGGATGTGGAGCCGACGAACTACAAGATCATCAATGAGTTCCTGCGCCGCAAAGACATCGACCACCGTCTCCCAGGGCTGGCCTAGATGGCCGACATCTACACGTCGCGGGTGTTGGCGTGCATGTCCCGCCTGTTCGATCTGTTGGACTCTGCCGCGTTCCCACCCCACTCGCTGCTTGGCACGTCGCCCCCCGTGTACTTCGGCGGGGTCGAAGGCGACCGGGTACCAAAGGAACTGATCGTCATCGCTGGGACGAACGACGAAGCCACCATCGAGTACGCGACGTTGAGCAACGCGGCGCAGGACGACATGTTCGTGTTGACGGTCGCGATCCGCACCGCGGTCGCAGCATTCCAGAACTCTGACGACCTGCGCATCGACCGAGCCGCGATCGCTCGACTGACCGAACTCGTTGACGTCGTGCAGACGTCGCTCCGCTCGAGCTCGACAGGGATGCCGATCGGCGGGTTCGGGATGCTCGATGGCAACGATTGCCGCTGCTTGTTCTGGAAAGCGCGTGCGCCGCGTGTCGGGTTCTACGAAATGGAATCCGGCACAGACGCCGTCGCTGAGATCGACATCGAGTTCAAAGCCCGCATCTGACCCCCGAGGAGTCCCCCATGTTGATCCGCAACGTCTCCGACCACGCGCGCACCATCGAAGACGCGACGCGCAACGTCTACACCGATGTCATCGATCCCGGCGACACGATCGAGGTCGCCGACGAACACGGCACCGAGCTGTGCAAGCAGTACGCGATTTGGGGCGCTGTCCGCGTCCCGAAGGAAAAGGAACCGGCCAAGGCCGCTGACAAAGGAGAGAGCTAGTGGCTATCCCATCCGGCCTCGCGGCCCAAATCGGCTTCAAGAGTGAAGCGACGACCACGGTCGGTACGGCTGTCACGGTGGACAAGTTCTCCCCGTTGCTGTCGTTCGACATCAAGAACGACGCGGAGCGGTACCCGATCATGGGTATCCGGGCCGGCCGTCGCACACAGTACGCGTTCGCGAAGGGTCGTGAGAAGATCGGTGGCACGTTCAAGCAGGAGCTGAACAACAAGCCGATGGCGACTCTCGGTTCGCACATGTTCGGCGGGGTCTCCACGACCGGCGCCGACCCCTACGTGCACACGTTCACCCCTGGTGCGCTGACCAGCAAGGCGCTCACGGTGCAGGGCGGCATCCCCGACATCGGCGGGACCGTCAACCCGTTCACATGGGCCGGCTGCAAGATCCCGTCATGGACGATCGCCGCGTCGGTCGGTCAGATCGCGACGCTCGACCTGAACATCGCCGCGATGACCGAGGACTCGGACGGCACCCCCGCG